CCTTTGAATGGGTCGCTGGGCGGCGTTGGCGGTAGTGGCTCCAAACATCATGAGTATGGATATAGCTAAAGACAATAACTTTGTTACTTTCATTGCACTCCAATCTAAATAGTGGGTTTCGCCCCCTCCCAAGGAACGACTACGAAAACTTGGGCAGGGGGACGACAACTCCCTTCAAAGGAAAAGGGCACCCTATGTTGTCGTTACGTCCTTGATTAATGAAATCAGTTCCGCAAATTCGTTTAGTGTCATAAGCACAATCCCATCTGAGTTCCCCTCGGGCATAGCAATCATAGCAAATGGTCTTATATCGCCTAATGCCTTGGAAATATCCGATTGTTGTTTGGCTAAACGGAACCTTGTTTCAATCGGGCCGACTTGCGCACCGGCTTTAACTTCAACGCGAAAAATACCCGACCAATGTTCTTCATGCCGAGAGCCTGCGTTGCCTGTTGCAGACAGTCCCAACTTGTGTCGGGCATGTCGGGCTTTAGCATCACCTTTAGCTCGATTCCTTTTCCCCCGAGCCGTAGGATCGTTACATCCACGAACCCGTCGCTTACCGTCACGAGATGGACGATTGAGCAACCCGAACTTCGGACACTCAGGTATGTTGCACTTGTCGCGATTGCCTTGGCATTCACCTTTGCGATCATGTTCGTACATCACGAGCGTTGACGTTTAATCAAAACCTTAATGACATCATCTGCTTCACCTTTGGTAAGTGAATCAAGTTTGTCAATCTTGCGCATAAGAACTTCAGACACAAGATCTATTTGATCGTTGCGTTCGGCAACTCCAGCACCTTGAAGCAAGCCACGAACCTTGCCAATCTGCGCGTTGGTAGCACGAGCAGTTTTGTTCTTGACTTCAGGCTCTACTACCGTGGCTCCAAAAGCTTCGGCTACTTGATCAATTGATACGGCTACCGTTTCAACTGGCTTCTCAACAACCTTGGCTTGCTCCTGCATTGACTTAAACGCATCCCTGAGGCGTGGCATGTCGCTGTCCTTGAGGTCATGCAAATCCAAACCCGCTTTGAGAGCTACATCTTCTGGCGAAATTTTTGCGTTCTGGCAGGCGGCCCGAAACTTCGTTAATAGGTCGGCGGTCAAAACTGGCGGCGGGGCGACGGGTCCGCGAGCCACCTTTTCCATCTCCTCACGGGACGGACGCGACCCCTTGGCGGCGTAACCACAGTTTGCCAAACCTCTGCCGATTGCGCTTGTCTCGGCGTTCTCGGCGTGGCTTGTCCTATTGACTGGCGATGCGCCGCGAACTTCCTCGGCGTAGCCGGTAGCAACCGGCCTGTTGTCGTCGCGATCAAAATAAATCTCGGCTCGGACAACGATCCGGTTCTCGTCATAATAATGAATCGAGGTCAGGATTCGACCCTCGTTGTGTTCTTGCCAAAATCTTGCAAGCCTGTCTTCTACTGTCTCGTAATTGTCTAGGTTGAACGCTGGCATTACTTTTCTCCTTTTGTTACCGTACGGAACGTACGGAACGTCGTTTGTTTTTGGAACTTCTCTACTAACGCTGGATGTTCTTCTTCTAACCGTTTCTGATCTAATGAATTACGAAATGCGGTCTTCCAAGTAAAGACGAGCCTACCGTCTACGGTACCAAACTCGGCATCACCTAACAAACCACAAATCTCTGCTTTGATTTTATCTTCTTGTTCGTCTATTTCTTTTCTTGTTTTCTTTATTGCTTCTAACTCTCGTAACTGAGCAATTGTCTCAACCGGCAACTCTACTGTGAGGTTTCTGTTACCTGCGGGATGCTGGCTCGCTACATGACGGTACTCGTACTGGACACCCTCTGGCAACATACCCATGTCTATCTGCGCCAAGAAACGACGGCAAGCCTCGATATGAATTTGTTTCTCGTCGGAAGAAACTTTTTGCACATAATGGTGAAGCTCTAAGTTCGAGTCAAAAATTGCCCAATCAATGCTGTGTACTCCAGTACAGATGGCTTGATGTACGCCCTGCCAATACCAGTAATCGGGCAATACGCTTTGCCATTGCTTGTTTGTTGTCTTTACTTCAAAGACTCTTTCGTAGCCTTGTTCTGCCAGGCTCATAGCGTCAATGGTTGCAAGCAAACGAACGCCATCTTCTTCGTAGCAATACATTTCATCAGGCGTTACAAGGTTAAGTTTTTGATTGTCAGCAACCCATTTGATCAATGTGGGTTCAAGTCTGTTGCCACGTTCCATTGCGGCGTTGGGCTTAGTTGGCTCTGGTGGCGTTGAACTGAGCAGCTGACTAGCCAAATCTGCAGCGCTCATAAATGGATGCGCCCCGTGAATAACGCCAGCTACGGAAGCTGTTATCCGAGCGTTTCCGTTCTCATCTTTCCATCTCGCTGTTAGCCATTCCTGCGAACCGTGAATCGGTTTAGAAATTCTGTACCTTCTCATTGTGTACCCCTTTGTTAAACGTGAAATTTGGTTGACCCAAGACAACGACCTGTTCGACCATTTTCGTTGGGATGTGTGTAACCATACCAACCGTTTTTAAGTTTGGCAACTCATCTGGAAAATAAGATCCGGTAATTGTTATGTAATCAGCCAAGCAATCAGGCCACAAATAGCCCACAGAAACTACGTTGCAAACTTCAGGCTTGTAATTATCCAATTCAATCCAACCGTTATCCGAATCAAACGCGTCAATCCAATGGACTGCTACCAAAGCCCAAGGACAACTCATTATTTTTCTTTCGGTAGATATTCGTAACTGGCATGGGACATGGACATGATGCGACCCTCACGAGTTATTGCTACCCACGTTGGAGCGTCGGGATCGCAAAGACAAGAAACAACTTTTGTCTCATCGTGTTCAATGATTGCATCGCAATGCTGGCAACAAAGTTTCATAACCAACACACATATTCTGACGTGACCCTGCCTTTGATTGGGTCAATGAAGTGTAAGCGTTGCGAAGGCTTGCCAACAGCCGCGATGAATGTGCGAGCGTATTCGTTGTGCGACTCCGGAGAACCTGTCACGAACACGCGACCACCGTTTGCCATGGTAAGAGCTGTGGGCGTATGAAAATGCCCCATGTAGCAATCATGGAATGATTCTACAACACCGGTAGACCATGCCGAAACCTTACGCAAGATGCTCCCAAATGCCCCTATTTCATCGCCATGTACCAACAGAACCTTGTAGTTACCTATAGCGAATATCTGATACCAGTCGTCAGACATCTGCCATTTGACGTGCTTGATGTCTGCACAGTTGTTCGCCGCGATCTGGTAGGCGATGCGGTCAATGTTGTCACCGGCTGGCATATCGCCTTTGTGTCCAAGTCGACCATGGTTACCAAACTCGCATATCACTCTGACCGACTCAAAGTTGCTGGCAAGGGTGCGAATAGATGACTCGATGATGCGCACCACCGAAAACATTTGTTCGTACAAATGCGCACCAATTTCAAATTGCTGGCCTGGGAATATGCCTACGCCTTCCACCATGTCGCCACCCAACATGACCACACATTCTTTGACGGGATGATGGGCGCGTTGTATGTCGGTGAGTTGTATCACTTTGCGGATCATGTCTTCGATGCGAGCCGTAAGTACAGGGATGTCGTACGAGACTGTTTGTTTGCCTGCCTGCCAGTCGGTGAGATGTACGAGGGCTACTTCGGCTTTTGTTTTTCGTTTATCTTTCACCGGCGCAATAACAGCAGGTCTAGGTGTAGCGAGCAGAGATGTTCGTGCCGCTTCAAACACGGCTTCTACATAATCCGCTGTCTTCAGCTTGGCTTTTGCTTCGGCTAGCTGTGCCTTGCGTAAAGCGGTACGCAAATCCATAATTTGCTGTTCATAAGTAGCCTCATCAGATAGTTTCATTGAGGGTCTTTCGTGCGTTAAGAATTGCGGTTAAACCAGCAACATGAATATCGCGTTTAACCAATGCGGTATGTATGGCTCGAGCACTAATAGACGGATCTTTTAACGCCTTTACAATATCTTTAAAATCTTCGTCGCTTAATACCTTGCGCAACCTAGCCAATGGATCGTTCTCTCTTTTCGCGGTCTTTAATTCGTCGTAGAAAGCGCCCATTATTTTGCCGCCATATTTAAGCAAGCTAAATAACCAAGCGCATCTACCAAACTGTCGTGGTGAATCTTGTCGTTCTCTAGATTGGTGCGCAATCGAGCCAGCTTGACCGACACCATAAAAAGAATCGCTTCAGACACAGACAAACTCACGCCTGTTATTGCGTAAAAAATGTCCGATACTTTTTCGTAATCATCCGCTGGGTGACCGTAATCGTTTTGTCGCGGTCCATTAACAAGTTTGTAAGCTTCGTTAAGGATTTCACTTCCTGGTGTTTGCTTTGGTTTGTTTGCCATGTTTAGCCCCTTCGATAAGTTTATC